TAATAAACCCTTAAGATATGCTCGTAATCAAAAATCACCTTTTGAAGATGAACAAGATGGTAATGCAATTTTAGAAACTATTGTTTTTGAAGACGGCATGTTAACGGTACAAAGAGACAATCAAGTGTTACAAGAGTTTTTAGAATTACATCCTCAAAAAGATGATGTTTATGAAGAAGTAAATAATGAAAAAGATGCTGCTAAAGAATTAGAATATTATAATTCAGAATTAGATGCTCAAATATTAGCAAAAGAATTACCATTAGAAAAATTATTAATAGTAGCTAAAGCTATATTTGGTTCTTCTGTAGACAGAATGACAACTCCTGAAATAAAAAGAGATATATTAGTTTACGCAAAATATAATAGTCAAGAATTTACTGATACCGTTAATGATCCTATGTTGGACTTACAACATACAGTTGATTTATTTTTTGACGAAAGACTTTTGTCTTCTAAAGGTAATAGTGTTTATTATAATTTAAAAAATAATAAAAAACTAATGTTAGCCATCCCTCCTAATGTAGAAAGAAGTTTTGTTGTAGCATCTTTTTTACAGTCAGATGATGGTTTAGCTATGTTTACTATATTAAAAAATGCTTTAAATAAAGATAATTAGATTATATATCTTTGCATTGAAATAAAAGAACAACTCTTTTATATAATTCATTAACATTTTTACCTATGAATAAATACATGAAACTATTTGTTTCTGGAGCAGCAAATGTAGCTGTCGGATTCAAATTAATTCCTTTAGACGGAATAACAGATATAACTCAAGATTCAGCAACTCAAGTTACTATTAGCTACGGAGACATTGCTGCGGCATCAGGCGGAAGCGTACAAGCTCTTACTCCTGTACCTGCAATGACAAGTGATCTTGTTGGTGGTGGAGACTCAACAAGTATTCAAGCTGCTTATGATATTTCTGCTGTAACGGCGGGAACATTAGTAACTTACGGAAGAAAAGTAGTTTTAACAACAGATGCTATTGCGGCTAACGCAACAACTTGGAGAGACTTTTTACAAGATCAATTAGAAGTTGCTTTAACAACAGCTTGGACACAGCCAGTTTATCTTGCTGCGGGTTCACAATACCCTGCAAATGCTGCTGATACTGCTCCAACTACTATTACAGCTTTAACAAATGCTATAGCTTAAGAGGTTTTTTATATATATTTAAGAGGGGTTACTAAAAAAAAGTAACCTCTTTTTTTTTGTTATATTTGTAAATACTAAAAAAGTAGTTTTATGGCAATGATTAATGATGTTAGGAATACAGTATTAGCTATACTTAACAAAAACAATTACGGGTACTTATCTCCTCAAGATTTTAATCTTTATGCTCAACAAGCACAAATGAGTTTGTTTGAAGATTATTTTTATCAATATAACCAATGGATTAATAGAGAAAATTTAAGACAATCAGGAACTGGCTATGCAGATATAGTAAAAGGCTTGGTAGAAGTAATTGATTCATTTTCTCAAGAAGTTTTTTTAGCAAAAGCATCTACTACTAACAACACATATACTTTGCCTTTAGATTATTATTTAGTTAATAAACTATTTTATTATCCTAAATTTTCAGAAGGATTGCCTAATAATTCTAATCCTGTTCTTACGCCATACACAGGAAGTGGAGCAACTGCCGTTGGTTTTAATCAATTAATTGACACACAAGCGGGGCTTTTAAATTCAGGTGTTCCTGGATTTTCAGATGGTTTTACTACTATTGTAGCGCCACCAGCAGGTAGTATAGTGGTAAATACAACAACTTTAGAATCTGCATATGTCACTTCAGTACAGCTTGGAAGTGTAGACACATTAAATTTATCTGGAAATATATTTCTTAATCCAGGTGAAACTTATAGTATATTTAATGCTGACATTATTGTAGAGGTGGAAAGGGTTAGTCAAAACAAAATATTTTATTTAACAAGTTCACAGCTTTCAGCACCATCTAATTTGTTTCCTGCATATGTTTTAGGAGGAAATATAGTTACTGTTTATCCATCTTCAATTAGAGGAAAGGGAGATATACAGGCACAATATGTTAGATATCCTAAACCACCGCAATGGACTTATTTAACATTATCAAAAGGAGAGCCTTCATTTGATTCTTCATCTTCTACTTTTCAAGATTTTGAATTACCATTATCTGACGAACCTGGTATAATAGCAAAAATTTGTCAATATGCAGGAATAGAAATAAGAGAAGCGGACGTTTACAATTTTGGAAAAACGGAACAAGATTCTGATCAACAAATACAAGTATAAAAATGAGTTATATTACTAATGAAGCGTATTACGAAAATAATGGACAATCTCCTGAAGATAAAAATTGGGGCTCGTATCAGTATGTAAGTTTAAATGACATAGTAGGAAACTTTATGCTTATGTATCAAGGAAACCATGAAATAATAAATAACTTAAATAGGTATAAAGTATTGTTTCATGCAAAGCGTGGTATTCAAGAACTGAATTATGACGCAATGAAGCAAATAAAAATTCTTCAGTTAGTAGTAGATTCTCAAATAAGATTTACACTACCACCTGATTATGTTAATTACGTTAGGATTTCTTTATTTGAAAATAACACATTATTTCCTTTAACAGAAAATATACAAACAATGTTTAGTCAATCTTATTTACAAGATAATAGCGCTAAAATATTGTTTAATGCTGATGGTAGTGCAACACTTGATCCAGAAAATTCTTTGGTAGATTTAGCTCGTCAAGCGGGAGGCATGCAAACATTATATTTAGGCCCTGGCCCGTATAATAATCAGATGGGTTGGTGTTGTAATGGGGAGTGGTATTTTGAATATGGTATAGGGGATAGGTTTGGAATGAATACCGAAACAGCTAATATAAACCCTACATTTACAATAGATAAACAAACAGGTGCTATATATTTTAGTTCAGGAATGTCAGGAAAATCTGTAGTATTAGAGTACATTACAGATGGTATGGAGAATGGAAATGATACTGATATTAGTGTAAACAAAATGTTTGAAGAATATCTTTATGCTTACATCAGATATTCAATTTTAAACAATAAATTTGGAGTACAAGAATATGTAGTAAACAGAGCAAGAAAAGATAAGTCATCATTATTAAGAAATGCAAAAATAAGATTGAGTAATATTAAGCCAGGTAGGTTGTTAATGAATATGAGAGGTAGAGACAAATGGATAAAATAATATGGATACTCAAGTTAACTTTATAAAGGGAAAAATGAACAAAAGCGTTGATGAACGCTTAGTTCCACCAGGACAATATATTGATGGACAAAACATAAGATTAGGTTCTACTGAAACCACAGAAATTGGTGCAGTAGAAAATTCAAAAGGCAATACTCAAGTTTCATTTTTATTATATTCTAACCAACCTCTTTCAGTAAATGCAAAGTGCATAGGTGCATTTGCAGATGGTATTAATCAAACAATGTATTGGTTTGTTCATGATCCACAAAATGGCTCATCACCTTCAGGAAAAGTAGATTTAATTGTTTCGTACAATGCGTCTAATAATGCAGTAAAATATTTAGTTATATCTGAAACAGTATTAAACTTCCAATTAGATTACTTAATAACGGGAGTAGATTTAATAGACGATTTATTGTTTTTTACCGACAATATAAATCCTCCGCGTGTTATTAATGTAGAAAGGGATTATCCGTATCCAAGTGGAGGAGATAATATTACTGAAGATGATATATCTGTAATAGTTAGACCACCAGGATTTACTTCTTATATAAATCAAAGTGTAATTCCTAATGAAATAAATAACATACTTCCTGCTCCAAAATTATCTTTATTTTTGACAGAGTCTGAAGAAGAAAATTATTTAGTAGATAAATTTTTATGCTTTTCTTATAGGTATAGATATGCAGATAATAGATATAGTGCGTTATCATTATTTACAAATGCTGCATTTAATCCTAAATCATTTAAATTAGACTATGCTACTCATAATAATGAGGGTATGGAAAATGAATTTAATACCGCAGAAATTACTGTTAGTACAGGAGACAATAGAGTTGTAGGGTTTGATATAGTTTATAAAGAATCAGGACAAAATAATATATATCTTATAGAAAGATATGATAAAGCATTGTTAGGTATAGCAAATGATAGTGAGCATACTATAACTTTTGGAAAGAAAAAAATATACACTACAATAGGGGGAGATGAATTATTAAGAACTTTTGATAATGTACCAAAGCTTGCAAAAGCACAGACAATACAAGGGAATAGATTAATATATGGTAATTACATTGATGGTTACGATTTAATTGATTCCTCAGGCCTGCCTGTTAATGTTAATTATACTACAGAATTAATTTCAGTTAGTGAAAGAAACGTTGTTTTAAAAAGCCCAGTCCTTTCCGCAGGTTCAAAAAGTTATAATATTACCTCTACTACAGAAACAACGTTAGGATCAATAGCTATATTTTATCCTAATAAATCATCAACTGGAGCAACTATCTTTTTTGGTTCAGACATAATTCCATCAGGTTCTGTTTTTAATTGGGAGATTACTTACCGAACAATTGCAACACAAGTTGATAACCCTGATGCAATTGCTGACATTCCTACTTTAAATGAATTTAAATCAGGGACACAAAATTCTCCTTTATCAATG